AATCTCTATGATATTATTGACAAGGGTTCAAAAGCAATCGATGGTATTCTTCATTTTGCTACCGAGGGAGATTCTCCAAGAGCATATGAAGTTGTATCTCAACTTATCAAAAGTGTAGCAGATGCAAACAAAGATCTTCTTCAATTACACAAACAATTAAAAGAAATTAGACAAGATACTCCTGCTTCTACACAATCTGCACAAAACATTACAAATCAATCTATATTTGTAGGAAGCACAAATGAATTGCAGAAACTCCTAAGAGGTAAGATGCAGGAGATAAAGCAAATAGAATCTAATCCATGATTGGTGATAAGAACTCATATCTCGGTAATCCAAATCTCAAGAAGACAAATGTTCCTGTCAACTTTACTCAAGATCAAGTTGAGGAATATTTAAAGTGTTCTGAAGATCCTGTTTATTTCATGAAAAATTATATTAAGATTGTCAATCTCGATAAGGGATTGATGACCTTCTCGATGTATCCATTTCAAGAAAAACTAGTAAATCTTATTCGTGACAACAGATTCGTTATTGCAAAGATGCCTCGTCAGTGTGGTAAGTCAACTACCATCATTGCAGATATTCTACACCATGCACTGTTTAATCCAAATCAGACCATAGCAATTCTTGCAAATAAAGAAAAACTTGCAAAGGGTCATATGGATCGTTTAAAGACTGCTTATGAAAACCTACCAAAATGGCTGCAGCAGGGTGTTAAAGAATGGAATAAGCATTCTATCGAATTGGAAAATGGATCAAAAGTCATTTCGTCCGCAACATCTGCATCTGCTATTCGTGGTGGATCTTTTAATTATATTCTGTTGGATGAGTTCGCCCATGTCCCTGAAAATATAGCAAATGATTTTTATAGTTCAGTATATCCAACAATCACATCAGGTAAAACTTCTAAAATGGTTGTAATTTCTACACCTAATGGGTTGAATCTTTATTATAAACTGTGGATTGAAGCAATTGAAGGAAGAAACAGTTTCAAGCATATAGATGTTCACTGGTCAGATGTTCCGGGTCGTGACGAGGAATGGTATCAGAGAGAAATCAAGAACTTAGGTGAAGAACGATTCCGCACAGAGCACGAATGTGACTTCATTGGTAGTACCAACACTCTTATCTCTGCAGATAAACTCAGAACAATGGTTTATAAGACTCCAATTCACACTACCCCAGACGGATTGAAGGTTTATGAAAAACCAGTCGTGGATTCTAAAAATCCTGCAAACAACCATACCTATATTTTAACAGTTGATACTGCTAGAGGTACTGGAAACGATTACCATGCATTCACAGTTGTTGATATAACCAAGACACCTTATAAGATAGCAGCCACTTTTAAAAATAATGAGATGTCTCCACTGATATATCCAAATGCAATATATCCAATTGCTAAACAATATAATGATGCTTACATATTAGTTGAAATAAATGATATCGGTGGTCAGGTGGCTGATTTATTACATAATGAACTTGAATATGATAATTTGTTAATGTCCAGTGTTAGAGGTAGAAAGGGTCAGACTCTTGATGGTGGATTCGGAGGCAGTAGTCAAACCCAATTAGGACTCCGCACTACGAAGGCGGTAAAGCGTCTAGGATGCTCTGTGCTGAAGTCTCTGATAGAATCGAACAAACTACTCATTGCTGACTATGACATCATACAGGAACTTGTTTCCTTTATTTCAAAAAATAATTCCTTTGAAGCCGATACTGGTCATAATGATGACTTGGTTATGTGTATGGTTTTGTTTGGTTGGTTGACGACTCAGAGTTATTTTAAAGATATGACAAATATGGATATTAGAAAGACCGTATTTGATGAAAAATTAAAACAATTAGAAGAAGAAATGACACCATTTGGCGTAATTGATGATGGTATAATGTTTCAAAATGAAGAACAAGACTCGTCTGGGACGGTCTGGAGGGATGCTGAAATTAGAAATAATGATTTTTATACATAACCGTAGACCAAAATAGGCGAATAAGGAGAGAAAAATGGCATTCCAATTAAGTCCCGGTGTAGAAATCAGAGAATTTGATCTTACTTCAGTTATTCCAGCCATTGCAACCACCCCAGCTGGCTATGTCGGCTTATTTCAATGGGGTCCTGCAGATACTAGAGTATTAATTGAAACAGAAAAGCAACTAACAGATGTCTTCGGCAAACCAGATACAGGTATCGATCTAGCAACAGATTGGTATGTCGCTGCCAACTTCCTCTCTTACGGCGGTGCTCTCCAAGTCGTAAGATCTGTAGGAACAAGCGATGTAAATGCTACAGACTCATCTGATGTTGATGGTGTTCTAATTAAGAGTAGAGAAGATTTTGAACAACAATTCCAAGGTGCTTATGCTGGTTACTCATTCAAATGGGCAGCAAAATACCCAGGACTTTTGGGTAACAGTCTAAAGGTAGTTGTAATTGACTCTAAAGATCCAAATGCAAATACAAATACTTCATGGGATACATATACCACTATTTACGGTATTCCAGGTACTTCTGACTATGCATCAACAATAAATGCATCTGCAAATGATGAAATTACAATTTTAGTAATTGACGAAGATGGTGCATGGACAGGTACAAAGGGCACAGTTCTCGAACAATTCGTAAAGGTTTCAAAGGCAACTGATGCAAGATCTGGTGATGGTTCAAGTAACTATTGGAGAAATGTTGTTAATGGACAATCAAAGTATGTCTGGGCTGGTGTTGTAGAATCAACTGGATATTTTTCAGGTACAGTAACATGGAACAGTGCTGTTGATCCTTCAAATGCATTTAGAGTATTATCAGATGTTAAGGAATATTCTTTAGCAACTGGTGATCATTTGAAAACAAAGAACCCAAGTGCAGAATCTGATGTTATTGCAACTTTCCAAGCACAATTCTCAAATCCAGAAGATGTTGATGTATCTCTACTAATTGCTGGTAATCTTTCTGCAGCAAATGCAAAAGAAGTAGTAACAATTGCAGCAAATCGTCAAGATTGCATTGCATTCGTTTCACCAAGACCAGTAACCGATGTTCTCACACCAGTAAGAACTTCAGACGATGCTGTATTCACCGCAATCAACAATTATAGAACAACAGTAGGTTCTTCTTCTTACGGTGTAATGGATGGTAATGCTAAGTATCAATATGACCGCTATAACGATAGATTCCTATACATTCCACTTTGCGGCGATACCGCAGGTTGCTGTGTAAGAACAGATAACACAAGAGAACCTTGGTTCTCACCAGCAGGTTATAATCGTGGTCGTATCAATAACATCGTTAAGTTAGTTTGGAACCCATCAAAGACCTATAGAGATAAGTTATATAAGAATAACATTAATCCTATCGTTTCTTTCCAAGGTTCAGGTGCAATTCTCTTCGGTGACAAGACTCTACAAAGCAAGCCAAGCGCATTTGATAGAATCAATGTCCGCAGACTCTTCAATGTTCTAGAGAAGACAATTGCTACAGCAGCCAAGTTCCAACTCTTTGAATTCAACGATGCATTCACAAGAGCACAATTTAGACAACTCGTTGAACCTTTCCTCCGTGAAGTTCAAGGTAAGCGTGGTGTAAGTTCATACGCAGTAATTTGCGATGAGTCCAACAATACATCCAGCGTAATTGATCAAAACCAATTCGTTGCAGATATCTTTGTTGCACCAGCAAGAAGTATCAACTTCATCCGTCTAAACTTCGTTGCTACCCCAACCGGAGTAACTTTCGCAGAATTCGGTGGATAATACAAAAAATAAAGATAAATACAAGAGGAAAATCAAGGAGCAAATAAATGGCAGACTCATCAATCAATTCATTCATGTCAGCCTTCGACGGCGGTTCTAGACCAAATCTTTATTCAGTAACACTGGCTTGCCCAGTTGGTCCACTACCACAATTACAATTTTTCTGCAAAGCAGCAACACTACCTTCATCAATTCTTGGTGAAGTAAATGTTCCATACCTCGGTCGTATGGCAAAGTATCCCGGTGATCGTCAATTCGAAGATTGGACAATTGACATCATCAACGATCAAGGCATGTCTTTAAGAAATGTTTTCGAATACTGGAACGAATTGTTCAATTCATATGCAGGTAACACCACAAGTTTCCCAAATCCTCGTGGTGCTTTCGGTTCTGCAACAGTTGCACAACTTTCTAGAAATTACCAAGTAGTTAAGTGGTATCAATTCTTCGATCTTTGGCCAGAAAATGTCGCAGCAGTTCAATTAGGTTACGACCAAAATGATACTGTTTCTGACTTCCAAGTAACATTCAAATATTCATATTTCGTAACAAGTTCATCACCATTCCAAGTAAACGGTGCTACAGGTGTTGGTGCAGTTGGTCCAGGCGCAGTCGCTGGAGCAGGTGCAGCAGGATTCGGTATTCCAGGCTTCGGTGGCTTCAACAGCACAGGCGTTGGAGTAGGAGTAGGAAACAACGGTAGTGGTGTTGCAGTCGGTGTAGGTGGTTCTGGCAACAGTGTAGGCGTTGCTGTTGGTAACGGTGGTGGCAAATCCTCATTTGGTTTCGGCATAACTACTTCAAAGGGAAATAGTTTTGGATTCGGTCAGAGCGGTTGATTTGTTCGGTGTTCTTAAATAAGGATTTTTATTATGGCATTTGATTTATTTGGATTTACATTTGGTAAAAAAGAGAAACCACAGGATAAGGTAGAGTCATTCGTACCAAAGAATTTTGATGATGGTGCTACCGTTGTTGAAGCAGGTGGATTTCAAGGTTTTTACATTGACCTAGATGGTACTCTTAAAGCAGATTCAGATCTAGTACGCAAATATCGTGAAATGAGTCTTCATGCTGAATTGGATCAAGCAATTGATGATATCGTAAATGAAGCAATAACCGAAGACGCTAAGGGTTATATTGTAGAACTGGAACTTAACAAAGTTAATGTTCCCGAAGAAATTAAACAAATAATGTATGAAGAATTTGAAAAGATTCTTCAACTTTTAAACTTTAACAATAAAGCACAAGAACTTTTCCGTAAATGGTATATCGATGGTCGTGTGTATTTCCATCATATTTTACACGAAGACCCAACTGAAGGTATAAAAGAAATTCGTCCAATCGATCCTCTTCTCATCAAGAAAATCAGAGAAGTAAAAAGAGGAGCAAAGATAGGAAACATTCCTATCATTCAAGATGTTGATGAATACTATGTTTTCTCAAATTATGAAAAATTAAATCCACATGATTCAAAAGGTCTTAAGATTTCACCGGACTCTATCAACTATGTGAATTCTGGTCTTTACGATTATTCAAGTAAAAGAATTATCGGATTTTTACACAAAGCAATTAAGCCTCTCAATCAATTAAGAATGGTTGAAGATGCTACAGTCATTTATCGTTGGTCGCGTGCTCCAGAGCGTCGTGTGTTCTACATCGATGTTGGTTCTCTACCGAAGAACAAAGCAGAGCAGTACATGCGCGATCAGATGAATCGTTTCCGTAATAAACTTGTTTATGATGCAAATACCGGAGAACTCCGTGATGATCGCAAACACATGAGCATGTTGGAAGATTACTGGCTACCCCGTAGAGAGGGTGGTCGTGGAACTGAAATCTCAACTCTACCCGGTGGTCAAAACCTTGGAGAGATGGCAGATGTTCTTTACTTCCAAAAGAAACTTCTAAAGGCACTCAATATTCCAGAATCTCGTATTGAAGCAAATACAGGATTCAATATGGGTCGTGCATCTGAAATTTCAAGAGATGAACTTAAGTTTGCTAAGTTTATTAATAGACTTCGCTCAAAGTTCAGTGAACTTCTATTGAATTTCTTAAGAGTACAACTTCTATCTCGACAAGTAATGAGTGATGATGATTGGAAACAAATCTTCCAAAAGATACAATTTAAATATGCAACTGATTCATATTTTGCAGAATCTAAGCAAGCAGAAATTCTTCGTGATAGAATTGCAATTCTTCGTGATGCTGCAGACTATTCTGGAAAGTTCTATTCTGATAAATGGTTAAGAAAGAATCTTCTTCGTCAAACAGATCTTGAAATTCAACAAATTGATGTTGAGATTCAAGAAGAACAACAACAGCAATTAGAGAAACAACAACAGGCAGCACAAGAAGCAGCACAAGCAGCAGCAATGTCTGGTGGTGGAGCAGATCAACAAGCAGCAGCACCTGAAGGACAAGCAGGTGGCGAAGCTATAAATATCCAAGCACCACAAGTAGATCCAACGGGAGGTAAGACATTCGATGCCAGCAGCCTATTATGATATACAAGCAGATGAAGGTTCATCTTTTCGTCTTAAATTAAAATTTCTTGATAGTAATAAGAAATTAGTAAATTTGGTGAATCCACCAGCATCTGTTATTGAGGGATTTGAAGATAGTTTTCGTAAAGATACTAATGATAACTATGTCATTAAAGCATATGCTCGAATGCAAGTTAGAGATAGTGTAGACGGTGATATTCTTCCAGTAGATCAAAATTATACACCAACCAATATGGTTGATGATACAAATCTCTGGGGACAAAGTAATTTAAATTATACCAATATTCAAATAAAACTTAAAGATGGTACAGATGGTGATTCGAATATTGTTATCACTATAGATGGAAATGTAATGTCAAACATCGACTATGGTAACTTTTTATATGATTTAGAATTAGTGTTCTCTCAAGATATAATTACAAATCCAAAAGCAGTTACATTTAGAGTAATGCAAGGAAGATTTATAGTAACCCCAAACATTACGAGATAAAAATGTCATTCGTATTCTTCGTTGAAGTAGATAATAAATTACCAAAATACTTAATGAAGGTAACCTCTTCACAAGATACGATATCAATTTATCGGTCAACTGAAACAGATGTTGTTTTAGTTGGAGAACATAGAGACAGAGTATATCAGAGCAGCATTGAAAAATGTAAAGAGTTAGATTGTTCACAATTTTACACTTCTGCATTTGCTACAGGTGCAGTATCCTTATGTGCAGATTGTGAAGAATTTATTCCTGGTGGTGGCGGTGGTGGAGAATCTGGACCATGTTCTGCATATAATACTTTAAATAGTGTTAATTTTACTCCACCTGCTGCAGCAACAACATTGAGCAATACCAATCCTTCTGGAACTCTTTCTAGTTATAACTCATGGGTTTCCAATTCCACTAATCAAGCAATATCAAGAAGTGGATATTGGTTAGGTATGAATATATGTAATGGTGGAGGAACTCAATATCAATGCTTAGTAAGTTGTGCTTCTGGTAGTGTCGCAGGATGTTATCCCAATTCCAGTAGTGGATCAGTTGGTGATGTTCATATAATTGGTGGTTCTTCTTATCAAGTGTATGATGCAATGCAACTTGTTACAGGAGGGATGTCTATACCAAGTAGCGGAACAGTACCATTATTGTCAGGAAATCCAACAAATTCTGGCACATTTTCTGGAACCTCTTGTGGAAGAGTAATAACTACTATTGATTTTAAAACAGGTGGAAATTCAAACTGTTTAACAGATAATGGCAATAATGATAAGTGTGCTAGTTGTATGGATGGAAGTTCTCCTTTAACTGGGACTCTACCAACATCTTCAGAAACACAATTTCCAAATGATATAGCACTGTTTGGTGATTATACCAATACAGTATTAAGTACTGGATCAAATTGCTATTCTGTAGGTGGTAGTGGAGGAAGTGATGGTGCAAAAGCATCAACAAGTGTAGCAAGATTCGCTCTTGGTGGTTCTATAACGGGAATAACACCAACAACTATTGGTGCTGCAGGATTAACTTCTTTTGGAAGTTGTGGTCAATGCATTGGTAAAATATTATCTGATTCTGGTGGTACTAAAGGACCCGGATGCTGTTTATCAGCATGTAATAGAATAGGTGTGAATGGAGCACCAACAACAAGTGATGGTGGTACTACATGGTCAGAAGGTTCTTCAATATGGTCTGATTTTTGGCCAGACGATGGATATGATCAAGGTTATAGAAACCCAGGAGATAATGATGATATTCGAACTGCTTGGTCCTCATGTTTTGATAATGTAACAATAGCAAATTCAATTTATACATTACCATGTAATCCTACATCAAAATGTACTACTGGTGGTCCTAGAAATTTTGTAATGCTAGAAACTGTTTATGGAGGATCAGAATCATGCTGTGGTGGTAATTTATTTTCTCAAAGAACAAGTTGTCCTTTTGGTGATAACACAACACCATCAATTGCTTGTGGTGATTCTTGTAACCCACCTGCAACGGCTCCAATTACATATTCTACTTGTTCTTTCAAGAAAACATATACACCATTTTTAGGATCATTAAGTGATTGTAGATCAACAAATCCATGCACAGGAACAGTAAAAGCAGATGATACTCCTAATAGTCCATGCACTGCCAATATACCAATAGCGTTTGATCAATTTTTTACCAAATTTGTTTTTGATGATCCTGATTCGGTTTCAAATGATATTCTTGAAAAAACAAAAGGACATATAGTTGGTCAATTGGGCGGGGATGTTGTTAACTGCTTACCGGGTGGACTTTCAGGATCAGTTGGCCAAGTTGTAAGATTAACCGTAAAAGGAAAAACTGATACTCTATGTGCTGGTCCAGAAGAACCAACATGTCCGAGAATTGCATCCACAACTGGTTATTTTGCTCTATCCACAATACGAAGTTTAATGTTTAATGGATATACAAGCAGTGGAAGTTCCGGTGAGCAAACTATGTCAAGTGATGATACAAGTACATGTTGTTCAATTATAATACAAAGTCCTTGGTTACCAGAAGAAGGAACTGATGAATCGTGGAATTACAAAAACTGTAATGATTTTGGTGAACCACACGAAAACTGGGTAGAAGAAGCATTTAACAAGAATTCAAGTTGTTTAGGAAATCCATGTAATACATGTCCATAAGACTAAAAATTATTTTTGATATATAATATAAAGGAATTAAATATGAGCAATTTTATTAATAATTTGTTAAATGGTGATTTAGAAGGTTTTAGAAAGAACATTTTTGATACTCTTTATGCTAAAGCAGGAGAGCAACTAGATGATAGAAAGGTAGAAATTGCAAATAATCTATATTCTACCCCAGAACAAGAAGAAGATGAAATAGAAGAAATAGAGGAATAATAAATGAAACTAATCACAGAAACAATTCAAGATGTTAAGTATGTAACCGAAGCAGCAGAAGACGGTAAAAAGTCTCTTTTTATCGTTGGTCCTTACATGGTTGCAGAAGAACAAAACCGTAATGGTAGAGTTTATCCTGAAAAGATTCTAAGAAATGCTGTTACCGCTTATATGAAGAATTATGTAAACGCAGGTAGAGCATTTGGTGAACTAGGACATCCAGAAGGTCCAACTGTAAACCTAGATAAAGTTTCACATTTAATTAAAGATTTATCATTTAATGGAACAGTTTGTGAAGGAAAAGCCAAGATTTTAACAAATACCCCAATGGGCAAGATTGCAAGCAGTCTCATTGAAGAAGGTGCAAAACTAGGTGTTTCCAGCCGTGGTATGGGTTCTTTAAGAGAATTCCAAGGTGTAAACCATGTTCAAGAGGACTTTATGCTTGCAGCAGTAGATATCGTTGCTGATCCATCAGCCCCGGGTGCTTTCGTCAATGGCATCATGGAAGGCAAGGAATGGGTTTGGAATAACGGAATTATGCAAGAAGTTCAAATATCAAATTATAAAAAAGCAATGAATAATGTTTCTAGAAAAGATCTAGAACAGACCCAACTCAAGATATTTGAACACTTTTTGTCAAAGATTAAAGAATTATAAATAAAAACAGAAACTACGATCAAGGAGATTATCAAAATGGATCCAAAGAAACTAGCAGAAGAAATCCTCAATCAACTCTTCGAAACAGAAGAACTTGTTGAAGCAAAAGAAACCGAAGAAGAAATGGAAGAGGATGAGGACGAAGAAGAAGGTGATGAAGAAGAGGAAACTGATGAAGAAGGCGAAGAGGAAGAAGGCAAGACATCAAATGCTTCTACTCTCAGCATGAAGTCTTCTCCAACACAATCTGCTGGTGGCAGTAAGGGTGCTGTTGATTTTTCTGGTAAGGG